GATCGCCCTGCTCTATCTCTTTTGCAATGATTTTTGTCACGCCTACCAGCTGACCCATGTCGTTGACTCCCTCCACCCGTACGGTGCCACCGATAGTCAGAGATTGATTGGCCATGGCCATGCTCTGCTGATTGGTCAGCACCTGGGATCCTCGCGGCAGGTTGACCAGCTCAGGCCCACGCTCTCCAACCCAGGCCAGGCCGCCCGGGTGATAATTGGTGCCGTCGGCATAGCGTTGCATGGATTGGAACGCCCCCATGCCCTGGGTGCCGGAGTCTTTCACCAGTTTGTTAATGTTTTTAATTTCTACCCCCGGTAAATTATTAAGCTTATCAATCAGCCAGTTAATCTTATCTACCACTGAGTTAATTGCGCCTTTAAACCCATTCTCCAGCGTATCAGCTAATCCGCGCACCCAGGCGCGGAAGTTGGCGTTAGTATCCCAAAGCCTCTTGAAGATAGCGATTAGTCCTACTACTGCCAGCACAACTCCAGCGACAATCGGATTTATTCCCAAGAGGGCGGTACCTAAACGTGGCAGGAATCCCGCCAGGGTGCCCCCGATCTTAGTAACCCACCCTAATTTATCTCCGAACAAAGACATGAACACCATAACCTTACCTACAGCCAAAAGCACTGGGCCAATAGCAGCAGCTATCAGACCAAACTTAATTATGGTATCCTGCATACCCTCTGGGAGGCTGTTAAAAGCGTCCACCAGCTTTGTGACTACGCGGACAATCTTTGTCACTATCGGCTCCAGCTTGTTGCCCAGATCGGCCATTTCAAGCCGTAGTCCGGCCTGTGACTCGTTGGCTTCAATTACGACCTTGTTAATGTTTCTGTATTCAGTGGCGACCTTTTTGTATTTACCAACTAGCAGGTCAGTCAGATAGGCTGTGCGTTCCTGCTCGTTGTTCATCGTCTCTAGCTTTGCGTTGACTTCATCTTCACTTATGCCAACCCAGTTTAGGGCGTCAGCCAGCGGTCCGGTCACTTTGCCGACCTTCACCGTCTCATTAGCCGCTTCGGTAAGTCCCTCCAGTGGTAGGCTATCGCCAAATGTGGCATATACGCCAGTAGCTATGGTTGTCCAGTCCGCTAGTTCTTTTTGGTTTTTGGTTAGTAAGGCCAGGTGATTAACCGCCTCGATTGAGGTATCATCTTCACCGATGATGCCATAGAAATCCGTAAACGCCTTGCGCCCGGTATCAACTCCATGGTTGGTGGTCTTAAACTGGGCGTCCAGCTTGCCTAAGTCCTGCCGAAACTCCCTTGTCCCCTCAGTAGCCAGTCCAATCCCGGCTATTACCGGGGCAGTTATCCCCATCGATAACTTGCCTCCGACATCGCCAAGCTTCTCGCCGGTGTTTTTCAGCGTGGTCTGCAACTTTTTGGCCTTCTCCTGCAACTTGTCCATCTTGCTGGCGGCCCGGTTGGTGTCAGAGCCCAGTTCAGTCATGGCCTGGCTGTTTTGCTCCAGCTCTCGTTCCATCTTAGCCAGGGCAGCGGTGGCATTATTGAGCTTTATCCGGTACCCGTCGGTCTTGGCCGACGTCTGACCGTACATGTCACCCGACTCTTTGACCGCCTTGGCCAGGGCATTGACGATCTCTTTCTGCTGTTTGACGCGTTTTTCAAATAACTGACCCTTGGCGGTGAGTGCCTCCAGGCTGCGCTCATTACCGGCAAAAGCTGCAGAACTGGCTTTCAGTTCGGAGTCAAGCACCCGGAGACCACGAGCGGCGTCGTCCAGCCCCTGCTTAAATTTTTTCTCGCCGTCCAGCGCCAGGGTTGTTTTAATCTCCCGCTTCAATCGTCCTCACCTCCAGTCCGCTTCTTCTTACGTTTGATCCAGTGCAGGTACTCATCGTATTCCAGGGTCCATTTCCAAAAGGTGAGTATGCGGCCCGGCGTCGTCATCCAGGCTTCACGCTCTGTCAGACCGGCCCGCATTCCTAAAAAAACTAGGCGCAAGGGATTTATTCCCCTGCGCCCTCGACGTTTTTTGATGACTCGATCTCCTCCAGCACTTCATCGACTTCGGCGTTCTCTTCGGCTTCGCCTTCGTCTCCCATACCGGCATTGATTATTTCGATTACCAGATCTGTCTGCTCCATTAGTTCTTTGGGGGACATCAGAATCTTTATGTCGGCATCGGTAAACGTGCGGCCCTCAATTCCTTCTTGGGCCTTTTTGAGTGCCGTCCCCTGGCTGATCAGTAAGGCTATCAACCAGGCTATCTCCCCTATCGCTTTTGACTGATCTATTATGACGTCACTGAGTTCTTTTAATCCGCCATACCGCCTTGTTACTTCTTCTAGGGCCGCCGTATTAAATACGGCAAAATATTCCTGGTTCCGGATTTTAATTATTCTTCCGTCCTCGTACATAAGCCCCTCCTAAGCGGTTTTGACGACGACTATCTCGGTAATTTGAGACGTTTTACCCAACTCCTGGGCAACAATGGTTAGCTTTTTGGACCCGACCGAGGCCATCGCTATCGAGTCAGACGCTTCACCGCTGTTCAGGTTCTGGACAAACACGCCATCAACATAGAGCTTCAATGTGTGATCGGCGGCCGTAGCTGTAACTGTCACGCCGGCAGCAGTTACCCCGTCAAATGTGTAGTACCTCACCCCGGCCGCGAAGGCAGGAGACAGAGTGCCGCCAGTACCAACCAACTCCAGCCCCGACAGCCCGGTTGACTCGGTAGTGGGTACACCGGCCAGTTCATCCAGCCAGGCGATAGCATCAGCCTCACTGGTAAAGGTCGCATGGTCCCGCCAGGTATTATCGCTGTCCATTACAGTCATAATCTCGCCCTCGACAGTAGGCGTCTGCCATTCAATCGATCCGTCTGGTTTAGTGGCTGCATTCTCTGATGGGATCCCCCACTTGGTCTTGTGATACCAGTAAGCCCGGTACGATCTTACCCCGGCTTTTTTACGTACCCGGTAATAACCAAATCCACCTTCGGGGCTGTCATAATTGGCAGCATCCCTTATGGTTGCCTCTCCGCCCAGTGATGCCTCTTTCGATCCCAGCCAAGCTTTTTGAGCGGCGTCAGACAGGTCATCTATTCCCATGGTGATCGTGCCGGAAACAAAGCCTTTTTCGATCTCTGCGATAGTGTCATCGGCCGCCAGTTTTGCATCTGACAGTTCAATACTGACATCAGCCGCGATAGCCATGCCCACAACTAGTCCAGTGCCATAGGTGGGCAGACTATTTGCGGGTTCACTGGCAATCGGCGCAAAGACCGGATGCTTTAATCCTATATAGGCCATTATTGTTACCTCCTGTTCAGATAGTCGTCAAAAATATCTTCCATCGCTTGTTGGACCCTCGGCCCAGCTTCCTCATCTGCATCGTCAACCCAGTGTGAGCCTTTAATGCTGCTGGAGCCATAGTGCAATATGAACGCTTTTTCTGCATTCCGTACACCCTTACGGTCCTTGCCGATCGGATAAATGTCGATAGTGCGTATTCCGCTTACGTCTTTAGGCGTTTTCGGAAAGCCGACACTTGCCAACATATCGCCGGTTTTTTTGTGTCCGTGCATTCCTCCTGCCAGCCCCCAGGACAGCTTAACCTCCTGGGCTCCGGCCAACAGCATGTCATCGCCAACTTCTTCCAGGCCGTTGCCCATCCTGGTGACCGCGGCAATGATATCGTCAATTCCACTGGTGTCGAACCTGGCCATTTAAGACACCTCACAATCAAATATGTGATGTATATAGCCGGTATCCCGCTCATAATTGACCAGGTAATCACATGAGATCTCGTCAGTATCGAGCAACGCCCGTATTTTATCCCGGTTAGGGTCGTTCTCGGTCCTGGTGAACAGATCTACCTGCACCTTCCAGGCTCTTTCCCGCAGTGCATTATCAGCGTTCATATGATGAGCCCCATACTCAGCCCAAACTATGTAGCTGTCCGGCTGCTGGTGGGCATGGTAATGCGACACTGGTGGGCCGACCGTCAACAGCAGGTTTTTTAAATCTGACAAGGTCATAAGCAATCACCCTTTACAGTGTTACAAAATACTCTGTTTTTTCCCTTACCTTGACTTCATCCACACCGCCGTCCAATTTTTGACCGCTGATTGTATCGATCACTCCCGCCGTGTTTACGGTAGCAGTAAATGGCGTTCCTTCCAGCAAGTCAATCGCCGCTTTTACCTCTGCAGCTGTTGCGTTAATAACCGGGTCAATGCCACCTTCGATGTCTGTTACTGTAACCGCCTCGCTGAACACGCCAGATCCGTCGCCGTCTGCCGCCGCAGTAAATAAAAGGTTGATGGCGACAGTGTTGTTGAGTATAGCGGCGATATCGCTTGCTTTATTTTTCGTTGGATCGAGCGCCCCCGTTGCGTCGGTCCCCAAGGTTACAGTTATTAAGCCAGTGTCCGGGTTAATGCCGGCAGTCAGGGGTTGGCTTTCGCCGGTGCCCGCTGCGACCTCAATCGAGTACCCTTCCAACACGCCGACTTCGTTGGCCGTGATGGTTATTTCTTTATTAACTCCGGCCCCTATTTTGGCCGAGGCGGCCGTTCCGGCATCCGTGCCAAGGGTGATGGTTAATGCGCCATCCTCAAACACCGCTGTGGTTTCGGCATTTCCGCCCTCGCCCTTTTCGGTGTAGCACCAGTATTCATTAGCATACGAGCCGGTTTCGCTTGCGTTGATTGTGATTTTACCCTTTCCCGCCGGCTGGAAAATGATACCTGCGGCAACTCCTGTAACAATGGCGGGAATTGTGATCGTGTCAGCGGTGTTTGAAGTGATCTTACGCACATACTCAACGCCGTCAATAACTATTTTTATCAGCTTGTCTTTCACAATATCAGTACTCAGATTCTTGCTGGTGTCCACAAGGGTGGTCACGGTTCCCCCGGTAGCCCGGCCCCGCAGCTGGCTTCCGCCATCAACTATCTTTACGGGCCATAAATTAGCCATTACATCGCCTCCTTACGCAAGGTCATAGTCCGAATCAAGCTTTTCCAGCGTTAGGTCCATGACCGGCGGCTCAACATCTGGTGGGTACTGCACCTGCTTTATCTCGTATTGAGTACCATCTACCGGGATAGCTATGTCATGTGTGGATATGGCGTCAATCCTTGGCGCTCTTATAACCATATCCACCTTCACCTGATTCTGCATAGCGGCCCAAAAACGATTCATGCCGACCGTGCGCTCGTCATAGCGCAGAGGGCCAGCCTTTAATGTCAGGCCTTCCCGGGGCATGTCTCCGGGGTCCGCGATATTGCCGACCGAGTACACATTCACTATTCCGCTGTTAAACGTCTGGGTCAGCGTTTGCGGCTTCATAGTCGGCCACCTCCTGACTGATCTGCAGGCTCAAGAGTTCATGCAGATAGTTACCCTGAAACTCAGCAAGCGCGTTGGATCGTACATACCGGCAGTAATCAAAGAGCAGTTCCCTGGGCTTGTCCTCGATGGTGTAATCCATGGCGACACCCGCAACACTGTCAATATACTTCATACCCCGCTCAATGATTCCAGTCAGTTTGGTATCTCCTGCCGCATCAACCCAGGTGATGTCCAGGTAATTACGCACTGCATCAAGCAGTCCATCTGGCAGCGCCATGCCCTATCACCCGCCTTTACAAGTGCTGTCCGGCTTATCCTTCACTTCTTCAACCAACCGTCCGAAACGAGTTGCGTTTATCTCCTCGTATCGCTGCCGAGACAAGATAAAGACGTCGCCCTTTTTACGAGCGACGTCCTGTTTTTTATCCCGGAACGATTTTATTACTCGGGCCTTCATGGACTAGGCCACGGTGTAGGTCACCGCTACGACATAGGTTTCAACATAGTCGCCGTTGGTTACGGTGATGACAACTACGTTCTGCCCTTCGGTGAAGGTCAGCGCCGATAAGGTTGCAGCCTGACCGTTCAAGGTTGCGGTGATAACAGCGTTGTCAGTATCAATCGCAGTTGCAGCGATTGCACCGGACGCGGCATCAACCTCAGCCTCGTAGTAGTGGACATTGCTGTCAAACGCTGGGGTTATGGCATCGGCGCCAGCATTTACTGTCAACCCCGCCAATCGGGCTTCAACATACGGAGTAGCTTTAATCACTGGGAAATAAGGCTTCAGGTCGGCGATATCAATGCGCTTGAACGACACTGCATCGATCGGCCGGCCGTTGCCATACAATTTGGTCAGGTAATAGCGGTCATCCTCTAGGAATTTATAATGGTCGCTGTATTCGATTTTTCCGCCCTTGCCAGTGCCCAGGCCAAAGAAATACCGTTTGCCCAGGCCGATGATAGCTTCACCCTGGGGCACATGCACCGACTGGATCACCCGGGTCGGGAACGGGAACACGTTATTTACCCAAGTGCCGTTGACCAGGAAAGTTGTAGCCGGCATCAGCTTGGTGAAGTAATCAACCGGGTTGACGATAAATAGCACCTCGGTTACAGTGCGGACCAGTCCATTAGGACCGATAGCCAGGCTGGCAATTATCCCTCCATAGGTTGCCGGAGTGATCTCGGCCAAGGGCACAGGCACCAATAGAGGGTAGCCGGTAACGGGATCAAGCGCCCCGGCCGGGTTCCTTCTCATACCGGTGGGCTGGTCCAGTCCGTCGCCGTCGATGATGGCTTCTTCCAGGCCATTGGCAATAGCTTCACCGAGGATGGTCCTGACATAGCGATCCAACCATACCGGGCCGATTTCCAGCATTGCCTTGCACACCGGCAGGAATGCGGACAACTTCTTCTGGGTCAGGTCGATCACCTGGGTGCCCGCGGTCAATTCGGTCACAACATCATCACAGAGTTTGCTCCAGGTTGCCATGTGGCGGCCGTCCTGGGTGCTAACCAGGATCTCCACCAGTATGCCGGTATCCTGGAAGTTGATTGCATCCAGCAGAGGATGGTTCTCAACGATGTCCTCAAAGATTGCATCGATGACAGTCTTGGGCAGGGTCTCATCGATCAAAGTGATTGCCTGCTGCGGATTGCCCGACTTCATCGCCCCTATCAGGGCCTCGTAGTATTTGGTCTCCTGGCTGGTCAGGGCTCTCGATCCGCGGCCGGTGAGTATCTGATTGTCAGCCGCCTGGACCATGCCGCGCGCCTCTGCCATAACCGCTTCCTGCAGCATGTCGGTATATTCAGCAAAGGCTTCGGCAAAGGCTTCCTCGTTGCCATCCTTCATGGCCTGGTTCAGCTTATTCATGATCTGGGCTTTCTGCAGCTGTAATGCGTCAAGATTTCTCATTTACCTGTCCCTTCCTTCCTGGCGTATAAGCGCCGATAAAAATTTGATCGTCTTGTTCTCCTGGGGTTCGGGTTCTGGCTCAGGGACCGGATCCGGATCAGGTTCCGTCACCGGTTCTGCCGGCGGCTCTTGTCCCTCTTGCGCGGATAAAATTAAGCCTTTCTTTATGAGATTAAACAAAGATCTGCGGGCGTTAGCTGCGGCTTTTCCGTCTGTTCCTGCTGCGCTGATAACCGCCGTAGCGAATCCCATATCCAGGGCTTCCTGGGGAGTGAGCCAGGTTTCATTATCAAGCAAATCTTTGAGTTCCTCTTCGGTAATGCTTACAACTTCCATATAGGCGTTTACCGATGCTTGGGTTATTTTATCGAGATCCTCTGCAGCCTTCCTGAGCTCATTGGCATTTCCTGCAGCGAAGTTCCAAGCGTTATGAATCATCAACAAGGAGGCGTTATTCATTATGCGCTCGTCCCCGGCCATGAACACGACGCTTGCAGCGGAACACGCAAAGCCATCATCAAAAGTCCTGATTTTGGCCTTATGCTGTTTCAGGGTGTTATAAATAGCCAATCCTTCTGATACATGGCCCCCATACGAGTTGATATGGACATTAATCAAATCAACATCAAGATCTTTTACATCTTTGACTAGGGAGTAGCCGGACGTGTCGCTTTCAAACCACTGCCATTCAGGGCATACTATATCGCCGAAGATGTAAATATCAGATTGTTTGTCCGCGGTCACCAATGAATAATATTTCGTTGGATTCTTCATTTTTTTCACCTCCCTCCAAAGCCGCCAACAGGTCAGCAACAGTCGAATAGTTTTTAGTCATGAAATGTTGGTTGGCCCAGTCCTCCGCGATCGGTTCCTCTCCAACCAGGTCCCTGATGTCATTGATGCAGAACACGCCTGATCCGATCAGCTTGTCGATCGAGGCAGATACACTCAACAGATCCACGTGTTTTATCGCCTTGGTATCGATCTTCACATAGGTGCCTTGTTTCCACAGTTTATACCCGGACCGCTTGCGGTTGATTTCCTCATGCAGCATATCGGCCAACGGGTCAATACAGAATGTCAAAAAATTATCCAGCGCATCAGATACGCCTTGGACATCACCGCGAAGTAACGCCGGGGGAACCCCGAACGCCCTGGCTGTGAAATCAAATACATCATCAATCTGCGCCCTAATGTCCCTGGTGCTCTCGCTGCTGTACGTCTTTTGGGTGAGCTCTTTCCACTCCTGGCCGCGTCCCAGGGGCAGGGCTGCGTTGTCACCTGATAGCCACTTGCTGATTTTTTCGTTTATCAGCTTGTCAAAGGCTGTACGTTCCTCGGTTCCGGCTACCGGGATGGTTTCATATTTAAAAACGCCCTTAGTCCCCCGGGAACGCCTATAGGCCTTCATGCTGTACTGGATCAGCCTGGCATAGCTGTCATACAAGCCATTGATCAGCTGCCGCATATCAACGGAATTAAGCTGAAAATATAAAACCTCTGACTGTGTAAATGACCGATCGAAGGTGAAGTTCTTGACAGTTACCTGCGAAAATATGTCATCATACAAGGCATAGGGAGTGCAGGTGAAAGCATCTGCTATCAGCAGCTGCCCATTCTGCTCGATAACCAGGCACTCATTATAACGGTAGAGCTGGGCTATCAACTTATGCAAAAACCCGCTGCTGTTCTGATTTTTGTTCGGTTCCAGATTCCACAGGTAATATTCTCGCTCTTTAGTTTCCGTGCCATTAACAAATGTCTTGATCTCGCATTTACTGATAGCATTGGCCACCAGGTTGACTGCTGACCAGAACGCCATTTCCCGTATATAGATGTCTGCCACAAGCTCTGCATATTCTTCTGTCAATTCCCCAAGGTCACTCAGCGGTACCGGTGCCCCGCCAAGTTTTTCTTTTATCCAGGTCCAAAAACTCAATCCCTCACCCCCTTACCCGGTTATAACCGGCAAGTCCTCAAATACACTTCCGCCGGTTTCCAGTTCATCCTCGATTACCATCGAATGGACCAGCGCCATGAATGGGTCAGTCTTACGACTTTTAGCTTCAATCTTTCCGTATTCATAGTTTCCTTTGTCTTTCCCCTGGGCTCTACCGACAGGGATCTTCTTGGCATTATTCGTGGCCCACCTCAACAGCGGGTTATCATCCCAAGAGAAATACTGCTGCGTAAAGCAGCTGCTGATCACCGGCTCTGTTTTCATGATGTCCGATGGCCTCACGAGCTTTATGTTTTTTCTTTCGGTGGCGTCAAAGCCTATCTTGTTCAGAGATTTGGCCAGCAAAGCATAGCGGAAGTTGTCCAAAGCTAGCTTGATCAGGTTGTATTTTGTCATCTGTTCGGCGATGTATTCAGTCAGCAGATCTGGATTGATTTCTACATCGTCAACCAATGTCAGGTATCCTTCATCCGCCCATTGCCGCCAGGGTATTTTAAGCCGGGGAATGTCAAGGGATTTTAAACACAACCAAGAGTGGTTTATGTCGTATCGCCAGTCACCCTCTCGAAAGTGGATGTTGACAGATGCCAGGTCGGTTACCTTGGTATAGTCAATCCCAACCGTAGCACTCCGACCGGTCAGGTCAGGCAGCGGCTTTTTGGTAGCCAGGATATTAGCCCATTCAGTAACGATGATTTCCCGGTTCTGTTTAGGCCAGTTCAGTCGCTTGGTGTAAAACTCCTCTTCCATAGCCGGCCGGTATTTCATCTCTATAAACTGCTGCTCCATCTCCAGTTGCAGGGTGGGCAGGTATTTCAAGGACGGATTAGCCTTGTGCCACATGGCCGGGTCTTTTGCCTCTTCTTCCTCATCGATCCGGTACACGAGCGGCAGCCATCGAAGATCTTTTATGATCCCTTTCAAAATATCGCCGGCAATGGCCAGCATATCGTCAAGTACACCTTCCCGGACATCTCCATTAGTGGTAATGTAAAAAGCCCTGGAATGCTTACGCTTTCCAAAGCCTGATGTAAATCTTTTTATTTGTTCGTAATCTTCGTATTGGTGCACTTCATCAAAGACCAGGCAGCCGGTTCGCTTGGAGTCCTTAGTCTTTGCGTTTGATGTGTTGAACTTGATGTACGAGTTTGTACGAAAATTTATTATGATTTCCTTGGTTTTATAGAAAAATTTCTTAGACTTGGCCCAGGTCCGTTCCAACACATCATAGATATCCAAAAAAGATGTCTTGGCCTGGTCCTCAGCGTTGGCCACGATGTCGATGTTATAGCCTTTGATTCCGTGATAGTGAGTGGTCAGGTACCAGCAAATAGGACTGATAAATCCATTCTTGCCGTTCCCTCTGCCCTCCATGATGAAAATGACGCTGAATACCACCGTATCATCCGACTTATAAAAGCAATGGATGCAGGCGGTTACAAAAAGCTCCCAATCGAACAGCTTGATTTCAAAGTACCGCTCCATGAGTTCCACGGCTTTATCAATTGCTGCGGTATCTATAAACACATCGGGATCACTGAGCTTATCTTCAACATAATCCATGGCCAGGCGGATATCTTCGCCGGCAATTATGGATTCGTCCCGGACCCCATCCATATAGCTATCTATATACGGGTGGTAATCACATTTCCTCGTCGTCACTGAGATCACCGCCACCCTTGGACGGCTTCAATCCCAACTCGCTCAGTATTTTCAGCATCTGGGCGTTGGTCTTGTTAAGCTCTGCAATGCTATCATTCTTTTTATAGCCAAACTGGTTGCCGCCGTTGTCCCAGCGGACGGTGACGCCGCGTTTTCTGATGTCAGCAATAAGCTGATTTTTTATAGTCCACAGGCTCATGTAATCCTTGATGAGGTCAAGGTAATGATTGCCGTATGCTCCGTTGCGTTCAAGCTGATTTATCAGATCAAGTTCGATGTCTAGTTTTTTTGGTCGTCGTGCTGCCATTACCCTACCCTCCCATCATGTGGTTTTTGAAAAAATCTCTCTTGTCTGAGAACCCTTCCGGTCGGAGTTCCCTTTTTTAATTTGCGTTTTTTTCTTGCCGGGGGTACCCTACCATCTTTCTTTTGTCAGCGGTTTGGGCTTTTCCTTCTGTCGGTGATCGTGCGCCTGCTCATGACAAGCATGGCAAAGTGGCACCAAGTTCTGCTGTTCATACCCCTGACCGTCAGTATATGTCTTGCTCAGTGCCAGCTCGGGATATCGCTTAACATGCCGAACATGATGCACCGTATTTGCTTTAGTGTAATATCCTCTGGCCTTGCAGTGCTGGCATTCATACTTGTATTCAGCCAACACCTCGGCCCGCAGTCTTTCCCAGGCTGACGATCTGTAGAATTCGTGCAACTGGCCTGGTTGAACATTGGTAATCATAGTACGGCCCCACCCCACCGCTCCACTATGTACATCCCCAGCCCAGCCGGCAGCGCCCCATAGAGTCAACCACATACGACAACAACAATGGTCCGGCCGGGCTTACCTCGACAAACAAAAAGCCCGGCAGTAGCCGGGCTGTGACACCATAAGAAATAGCCGCCTCCATTTGGAGACAGCTATACTCAGAGTATCACGCAATGTCAAAAATTTGTCAAGAACTTTTTTCATGTGTCTAATAAATTGCCGTCGATCCTGACCGCTTTAGGAGGCTTTCTCCGCCTCCGGCCTTTGCTCTGGCTCTGGTATACAGCATGTCCCCGATGGTAGCAGCGGGCCTTAACCTCTTCTGGCGGATCGGGCTTAGGCTTGGACGGATCAGCCCATATCCCCAGAATCAGCTGTCCGCATTCCGGACATTTATGTGCATTAGTTTTTCTTCTCACGCTTAGTCTTACCCCTCTCCCCATACATCTGCAGCCACTTACACATGCCATCTATCTGTTTCTCCGGGTCCGCGCAACCCTTGTGCTTAATGGCCTTCTTGCTCATCTCCCTGCCCTGCAGCCAGCAGTAGGCCACCGGCTGGGGTGTTTTGGGTTTCATGGCTCCGTGGGCTCCGTGTCCCCCGGCCTCTCCACTTCGGCCAGTGCTTGCACTAATATGTGTTGTATAGTTGGCTGTGTCCGCAAATATGCCACCGCCCCCCTCGCCGCATCCACAACCGCACACAGTTTGGCGTTTTCGGCCTCTAGGTAATGGACAGCTTCTATGGCCTCATCTAACCCTCCGGTTATAGATGTGACCATCAACCGCAACCGATCAACCTCGGCCTGCAGTCTCTGGAAACGCTCGTGGTCATCTTCGCCTGCACATCTCATGCATCCCTCAATTAATCTGTCTAATTTGGCCTCGGCCTTGATTGCCCGCTCAATGGCATGGGGCCAACCTTCACGGGCTTCTGCGATAAATTCCGCATCCTCTTTAGATAAAGTGCTTTCAGTGCAACACCCACACCCTGTTTCAAATACCGGCTCAACTCCGGTATTTTCTTCGCCATTCCACGGCGGAGGCGTGGCCTTGTTGCAAATCTCCATATCCTTCGCTAAATCCCTCATCTACTCGCCCTCCTTCTTTGACTCAAAATAACTGCAATAATCATCTAAAAAGGTTTCATGCTGATACTCTCCATCGCTATGATATGCACAAAATAATTTGTTTGTATGTTCGCTTTCTACAAGGTTTTGGCAGTTTTGACATTTGTACGTTCCTTCCGTGTCCGTTGCCCATCTAAGATGCTTTTTCAACCGTTCTACCTCGGCCTCCTTGTCATCATTAATTTTCATCCTAATCTTCCCCGACAGTGAATGATAACCCTCAGTAATCAATAGGGATATTGCAACACTAGTTTTTATCCCTAACGTCTCCTTCACGTTTTTTATAGCTTCAACTATATGATTCTCTGCTGAAAATACATATTTTTTCATCTCTCGCCCTCCT